ATCAACCGAATTAGGGCGAACAGGGGTAGCTTGTACCTGTATGGTTTTTTCTGGCAAAAGATCGATTACTACTTTAAGCTGATCTTTCGACATTTCCCCTTGCTCATAAAGCCGTAAGGCCTGCTCAAGAAATCGCCGGCGATTATCGTCGTAGCGCTGCTTAGCCTCATACTTATCCAATTCATTGAAAAAGTAGAAAATCCCATCAATCACTTGAGGATTGAATACAGATAAAAAGCCTTGCATGATTGGATCACGGGTCAATGGGTTCATATGATCTCCTATTAGGTTGTCGTGGTACGGGTGAACTAGATAATGTACTTTATACCTTAGCCATACATATAATATATTATATTATTCTGGGTATGTCAACCCACTATATATTATAATATCTTATATGGTTATATAATATAATATAATATATAACCCATTGACATATACAATATAATATATTATATTATAGGTATAGCACAAGGGAGTACAACATGACCAATATTTCATTATGCAGTTCTTTAGAACTTGCAATCAATCAAGCCAAAGATTTACTAAATGCTTATCCGGGCATAGGAATAGGGATCAGAGAATCCTCGACTGGTTGGGGTTTTGTTGTATTTTCGCCGATGGATCAAAAAAGTTTCGAGCAATCCACAGGACTAATAATCAAGTACCGGATCCCCGCCTAATGATCAAGTATTCAGTTATCAGCAAAAAAATAATAGGAATAAAAAAATGTACAGAAATCTAAGCACTGAGAGAGCTATTAAGCTACTCAAAGAAGATGAAAACGGTGGGTGGTCATGGTCTGGGGCTAAGGCTTTAGTCGAGTATCTAGAGGAATTAGAAAGCAGCGATAGTAAATCTATCGAGTTTGATAGAGTCGCCCTCCGGTGCGAGTATTCTGAGTATTCTAGCGCCCTAGAAGCGGCCCAAGCTTACGGCTTTACACCCCCAGAAAATGATGATGATGATGATGATGACGAAATCGAATCGGCTGCTATTGCCTACCTTGAGGATCGAACTACTGTGATTAAGTTTGACAGTGGCGTGATTATTCAGCAGTTTTAATCAGTTATCAGTTATCAGTTATCAGTTATCAGTTATCAATTATCAAGTAATTAGGAGTAAAAGCATGATCGAATTTTATTGGGATGGTGAATTAATCTCACAGCATAGAACTAAAGAAAAAGCTTTCTCAAAAGCTTACGAGTACCACAAAAAGCAAGGGTTTAAGTGTCGATTAAGTATGAGTGATTTTCGGGACACCAAAACCGGCAGCGATTATGGGCTGTTTGCCGAATTTCACTCGTGGTTCTACGCCCCTTTGGTATTTTTTAACAAAGAATCTCTACTTTTAGATTCTCATAGCGAGTCTTTACTTGAATTTAATGATCAGTAAAAATCAGTTATCAGTTATCATTTATCAATTATCAGCGATTATCAAGTAATTAGGAGTAAATCGATGAAGCTATCTACTCTCAAAAAACGGCTATCTCAATTAAATGCAAAATTGAGATTATTTCTTAGATGGAATGCTGCGGAAGGTATCTCAAATTATGGCAGCCGTAGAGTACGCGATGCTATTTTTCAAATACTCAAGCTAGAAGCAAAAATCGAGAATTTGGAACAATCTCAAGCATTGCCTAACAAAAGAAAAAATCAATCGCATAAAGAAGATTTTAGTAAAAAGCCTAACCCAAAAATATTTAAGGCATTCCGAGATAGATTCGAGAATTCTACTATCATCATCCCAGAATTTAATGAAGACGACGAAAATCCTCCTAAACTATCAATAAAATACATATCGGGAGAAATTTCGATAAACAACTATCAAGTTTTGCCTAGTAATTACTTTTTTAAATATTGGGGCAAAAAGAAAATCCCAGAAATATCCTCACAATTACATGGATTATATGCAGCCATAGGCGCGGTTCTTGCCAAAAGATAATATAAATATATTATTGCATATTTATATTATCTCATGATATATTATACTATACTATCCATACAATCCTTTAATTATGGCGACCGTACAATTTTCATTGACCGCACAACAACTTGAGGCTTTACAAGAATTCAGCAATCCCGGCGAATCCCTCAACTTAACGGCTAAACGAGTCTTGGCGGGGATATTGGTAAGGGGCAATACTTTAAGCAATATTGATTATGTGGAATCCGAACCGACACTAGAAACAGATCTAACATCGACAGAATGGCATTTGAGACGACTTGACGATCGCATCAAAGCAATAGAGATCGGCATAGAAGCCGATCACTATGGCGCAAACATCGAATCTCTTGAGGAGCGAATCGAAAAGCTTGAGGCTGAGATAGAAATACTTACCACCCGAACAAAACAACCGGCAACGCCTAACAACGGCGAATTAGTAATCTTTCTCGCTGACTCAGAGGGAGAACCGATCCAATTTTGGTCTGGGCAGGTGTGGGTGGACGATCTCGATCTAGCCTATCGATACAAAGCACAGCAGGCTTTGGCCCGCACCATGGACAAATTGAAAAAACGGAAGCTCCCCGGGAACGGCTCCCCGGGAACGGTGATCGCATTCGCCCCGATAGAAAATCTGCTCGAAAATGGCGAGTCGTGAAAAAGGTTTCAAAAGCAGCGTTGTTTACCGTTGCCGCCGTTGTAAGCCGCACTGTATAAGGGGTGTGGCTTACAACGGTATAATCCCTTTTCTTATAATAAAAAAAAAAGAATAGATTGAAAGCCTTATGTAGCAAGCCTTTTCACCGACAACGCCACCGACAACGGTGCTGACAACGGTGCTGACAACGCTGCCCCAACGCCACCAAAAAAGCGACCCGCAAACGGATCGCCAAGAAGGACAGAAAAATCTTAATTAATTCAAATCATCGGGTAAATCGGCAAACCTCAGCCCAATTTTAGCCATTTCTCGCTCTAGAGCCTTGATCTGAGCAATGTTAAGCGAAGGACTTCGCGAGTTTTCCCATCGGGCCACCGAAACTCGATTGGCTTTGATCGCCCTTGCGAATTCCTCTTGAGTTAATCCTAGTGCTTGTCGAATCTGCTTCAAAATATTTTTTTCGGAATCTAGCTTGACTTTTGATAACGCTTCCATTATATAATATCTGTAACCAATGGTTACACATTGGGGACATGAAAACTAGGCGACTATTCCCTGACCAAGAACGCGATCGCCTGTTTCGTTAATCTTCTCTGGATGGGAGTCCGAGGGGGATTTAGATTAATTCTAATCGAAGTTAATCAAGGTTAAAGGAGGGTAATAGCTATGGCTTGTTAATGCTTATGGGGTTCGCGATTTTCTCCTACGTATATGTGTTGGGCGGATTTCCGCCCTCTTTTTCACCATGAAAGGAAAAATTTTGGAACTTAGGATCGGGAATTTTTTGGTATTTGTGGAAAGCGACGCCCATCGATTTCCCGTATGGGCCGAGCGATCTATTAAAAATAGATTCCTAGCCTTCGGGCTTGGCGGGGTGTGGGATGGCAGATATCAAGCTTGGATTTTCCCGAATTCCCCGTCCCGAATTCATTTTTGCTTTTTGACTGGCCATTGGGATGAGCATCTGGAAAATGATCAGAGCCTATGGCAATTTGGCTATCAATTAAGTTTGGCTAGGGCTAGGATGCGAGAATTTTATGATGAAGATTTCACGCCTGCCGCAATAGAGTTATCGGATGAAGAACTGAACGCAATCCCTTTTTAGTAGAGGTAAAAATGCCCAAGAAATCAAAAATCGACAAACAAATCGAAAAAGAAGAAAAAGAGTACAATTTTCGGCGCGGTCTTGCCGCAATGCAGGAGCGTCGCCGCTCTTTAGAAAATTTTCGGCGCGTCAAGGAGCAGCATCAAGTATACGTCGCCCAGCACGGGCGTACTTGGTTAAATCGTTTCCACAAACACTAGAGCAGCAGAAAGCCCTTGCAGGTTATGGGGCAAGGGCTTTCATCCGTCTTTCATTCACTTTTATATAATACCATGAAGAATCAAAAATCGCAATCTCTTCTCGAAAAACTTCCTGATGATCGGCATTTGAACGAGTGGCTTAATTCGGGCGTATCACCCGAAATAATTGCATCTAATGTGATCTCATGCAGTGGCGATAATGCCTACGAGCGCCTGCTTTACGCCTTAGATAAATCCGAGCGAACTAATTCGGGCCGGCTCCGGGAAAAATGGCTTAAGAGATATGATCACCTCGATCACGGGGGGTGGTGGTGTGGTGGGATTGATCTAATCACCCTTGAGGATTCCCAATGGGGAGGCTTCAAGCCGGATCGCCCGAAGCTCAATCAAGGCAAGGCTTTAAAATACGAGGCTCCCCCCAATTGCCGCGCCGGGATTTTTGCTTTGAAAGTGGAAGGAAAGGCCTTAGAAAAATTTCCCGAATGCACAAGAGATCGGATTGATCCGAAATTCTGGGAATGGGTGATAGGGAATACTCGGCTGCCAATAGTAATCACAGAAGGTGCTAAGAAAGCCGGGGCAGTTCTGAGTCAAGGCGTGGCTGCGATAGCTCTCTCTGGGATTTACAACTTCACCGATGCCGGTTTGCTTAAGCCAGAAATTTACAAGCTAATCGGACCGGGTCGTGAATTCATCATTGCTTTCGATCAGGACAAGCGGTGGCACGTCCGCAATAATGTCACTGCGGCCTCGAAAAAATTGGCCGAGCAGCTTCAAGATTTCGGGGCGCAGGTTTCCGTCCTTAATTGGGAATTCGAGCGTGGTAAAGGCATCGATGATTTTATTGCCCTCAATGGCCCGGGAGAATTTTCTGAATTAATCGAAAATCGGCTAGAGATAGCTGAATACTTAGAAAATCACGGGCAGCCTTACCATTGCCAAAAATTGGATCAATTTGCTAAATTTCTCGATACTCAGATCAAAAATCTAGAATATAATCTCCTGACCGAACGGGTTGAATGGGAAGGTAAGCCTATAGAGCTATCCGGTGAGCTGCAATTTCGATTACTTCATGAATACAATGTGATCGCAAGCGAAAAAATGATCATCAATGGCTTTCTCTATAAGGCCAAGCAAAATGCCTATCACCCCGTCCGTCGGTATTTGGATAGTTTATCTAATATTTCTCCAGTAAGCATCGAGGATCTTTCTAGGCGATATTTTGGGACTACCGATCCTTTCTTAGATTTATTGGTAAAAAAATGGTTGATCGGAGCCGTGGCGAGGATTTTCGAGCCGGGATGTCAATTCGATAACGCCCTGATTTTGCAAGGTGAGCAGTGGGCTGGGAAATCTCAATTTTTTAAAGTTTTGGGGGGGAAATGGTTTGACGATTCTTTCGGATCGAATTTGGAATCGGCAAAGTCCCTAATGACTCTTCATCAGGGATGGATTCAAGAATGGCCAGAATTCGATAAGATCACTGGAAAGCAAGATTTCAACGCAATCAAAGCTTTTCTGACGAGACAAAGTGACAACTTTGTGAGACAGTACGGCCGAGAATCTATCGAGCATCCCCGGATGTCGGTGATGGCCGGCTCGATCAATCCCTCCGCTTTCCTGAAAGATGCCACCGGAGATCGGAGATTTTGGGTGATTCCTTTAGCCAAAGGGTGGATCGTGCCAACTGAGCAGCTTCGGTCTGAAAGGGATCAGATATGGGCCGCAGCCGTGGCCGCTTATCGGGCCGGAGAGAGCCGGTATTTAAGCCGTGAGGAGTACGAAATTCACAAAAAAGTAAATGAGCAATTTCGAGACAGCGATATTTGGCTGTCTACCATTGAAAATTGGCTTATGGATCGAGAAATTCAGCGATTTTCAATCGAGCGAATATTGCTTGAGTGCTTGGGCTTTACTCTTGATAAGATAGATACTAAGAGCCGCAATCGGGTGCGGGATTGCTTGATTTCTCTGGGATGCACACCATTGGGGAGTCGTCGGGAATCCGAGTATGATGGTAAAGCCCGCCGGGTGTGGCAGTCCCCCGAAAAATTTCCCTCTCAAGTTTCAATGGATGAGCCTGACAACGGTGACAACGGTGACAACGGTGACAACGGTAGCGACAACGGTAGCGTTGTAGTCCAGAACCCAGTCCCAGAGCGGATTACAACGGTGACAACGCTTGACAACGGCAAAATAGCAAACTTTTTTCAATCTCAAAACAACGGCAAAATTCCTGACCCTGTAGAGGAATCCTACGAAGCGGGGCTTCTGCGAGAGATTGGCTCGATCTTTGATCGGCTGGGATGGGATCAGCAAAGGAAAGCAGATTTTTTGATTACTCGATATGAAAGGGGGGATTTAGATGGATTATCTCGATCTGATTTGATCGATGCAGCCGATTTATTGATTAAGATAGAGGAAAAATTAAATGGAAAAAAACTCTCTTGACGAAGTATTTAAATTAATGGGGACTGAAAATCCTGTAGAAGTGATTCCCAATTCTCGTAATAATACGATTCACTGGAAATCAACAAAAGAAACTGCCGAAAATCTAGGCGTATCGAAATACAAAGTGCTAGAATGGATTCGATCCGGAGTATTTGAGCTTGGTGTGCATTATCGAAATATTTCTTTCGATAAAAATCGACCGACTTACCGATTCGATCTAGAAAAAATTAATCAATTATTTGAGGGCTAATAATATGGGTGTACCAGTGACTTTTTTGGGGGCTAATACTAAATCTGGTTTAGGGAGTTCGATCACTCTTACTCCGGGTAATCGATATTTGGTAATCGACTGGGAAGATATCGATCAAGCGATAGATTCGCAGTCCGCAATTCCCGATAATTTAGAGGATTGGCTCGCGGCGATCCTTTTTCATCTCGTGGATCGATCTCTGGCTGATACAAATCCCCAGACGAATTCCAAAATAACCGCCGGACGGAGATTTATATTTCAATACAATGGCAAAGGAATTGAACCCAATTTTGAGTCCGGGACCGATCTAATCGGATATCAAATAACCGGAACCATTTACGCCCCCGATCCTTCTCCCGCGCGGCCTCTCGCAATTAATCTCTAATGCCGTATGCTCCCCCGCTAATTAAGCCCCCCCTTCCCCCTTTGCGTCCTCCGGCGCCCTTTCCCTATCGGCCGCCGGGGACAAATCGGCTGCCCCCGACTCAACCCGCGCCTATCTATCAGCCGCCTGATTTGTTGCCGCCTACGGATAGAGATTTAAAAGGGAAAATTTGCATTTATTCTAATGCACCCGTTTGGGAGCTTAAAAAAATTCGCTACAGGTATCCGGGAGAAAGTTGGCAAGAAATAGCGGGAGATCATTATTCTTGCCAAACTGTTCTAGGAGGCTACGGTAAAACTAGCCGAGTTTGGATTTCCGGGATTGTCAAACAATGTTTTCGTCATAATATTGTGTGGAATTTTACAGAATCTGGACCCATCAACGTTACTGGCAAAATTCTAGGGGTATATTTAGATTATTTGCCGGGTTACAGTGGCTCTTTATTTACGACCTTGTATTTTCTTCTAGAAACTCGACCTAATACTTTTTCTATTAGTCCGATAGTTAGTTCAACATTGAGATTAAGCGAAAATTCTTGTTATACGGAGAATCCTTTTTCACCATTCGCCGATACTATTGATAAATCCACAAATAATGTCCAGATATCTCGACACGAGGGGGAAACTCAATTTGAGTTTAAAGTTTTTGATATTTCTAATCAAGAAATTCTATCAATCACTAGAGATGTTTGCCCAGAAGTGATCGTAGTACCCGAAAGGTGCTACTTTCGGCCTGAAAATGAAAGATTAGTGGGTAGATGGATCGTAGGTTTTTTGGATCCTCCTTTGCGGATTGAATACGAAGGGCATTGTGCAAGTGTGTGGAGAGATTATCATCTTTTCTCTCTGCTAATTTTTAAAGAATGCTCGGATAATCCTAATTGTCCCCCTCCTAGGATTCGATTTGATAAAAAGTGCGAAGAAAAATGCGAGCAGTGTCCATCGGGGACTGCCCTTAAGGTATTATTAGGAGGTAATATTGCTTGTGTAGATTCTGTTGGGTGTGTCAAAAAAATGATCAAATATAAGCCGGGGTGTAATTCTTATGATTGTATTTGTGGCTAATTTTATTCCTTTATTGATGATCAATTATTTGATTTTTACGGGAAAATCAGCAATAGAATGGCTTGGATATAGTCTTTTAGAAATCTATATTTTATATTTGATTAATTATGACTAATTGTGTTTTCAAGGGTCCCAAAGGAGATCCGGGTCAGCCTGGCCGCGACGGGAAACCCGGAAACGACGGAAAAGAAGGAAAACAAGGCCGCGACGGGAAACCCGGAAACGAC